GAGCAACAACAGCACCAAGTCCAGCAGTTCCCAATCCCAATGCACCAGCACCAAGAGTTCCAATAAAACCACCTACTGCTTGCCCAATTCCCATACCAATTGCCGCAGCAGCTGCTTTCTGTGGTTTCTCACCATAAACCATGGTTCGAACACCAAAAGTAATCAAAGGACCTATGATAGGAATTCTTCCACCACCAAATCTAGCACCTTTAGCAGTAGGTGTTGGTTTTGATGCTCTTTGGGCAGCAACAGATTGTTCAAAAGTTAATCCTTTTCTTGCTTGTTGTAATCCAAATCCTTTTGCAGCGGATTGTCCAGGTGTCCTATATCTACCCGGAGTCATTTCAGTTCCGCCACCAAATCCACTTATAGGTTTAGGTGTTGTTGGTTTTTGAACTCCTGTTGCTGCTCCGGCACCAGAAGGAGCATTAGGTTTCTTAGGAGCAGTACCTGCAATTAACGTGGAAGCGATTATGGCTCCAGTTAAAAGTTTGTTTAAATGATTAGAAAGATCGTCAAAAGTTTTTACTGCATCTTTTCCACCAAGATCTTCAACTTTTTTACGAAGACCATCATAAGTTTGATATCCTATATCAATAAAATTAACCAAACCATTCAATAAACCTTTAAAAATACCTTCAGCAACTCCATAAACCTGAGTGATTGTTTTTACAATTCCTTCTAATTTTGGAAGTTGATCTTGAAACTTAGTAAATAACCAACCAAGTGCAGTAAAGAATAAAAATCTTTTAATTCGATCTAGAAAACTCATTCCAGGAACTGCGAGTCCAGGAAGTTTAAATTTCTTTGATTCTTTAGGTGCTTCTAGTTTTTCTTCTGCTTTTTGAAAATCTGCCTTTTCTTTTTCTTTTCTCTTTCTACTTTGCTGTCTTTTCTCTTCACCTAAAATAAGTTTTAAACGAGTATCAATATCAGTTAAGGTGCTTACAATTTGCCCTGGTTCATCTCTTTTTGCTAAAGGTCTAACAAGTTTTTTTGTATCAATCTTTTTAGTTTTAATAGATACACTCGAAAAGATTTTACCAACATTTGCTTTTGCAACTACTGATGTTGTTTTTGCTGATGGTAATAATTTTTGAGTATTAACTGCCATTATCCTACAATCCCATAGATACTAGCATTCATAGATCTTTCCGCACCACCACTTGGAGATGATGCAGAGAATGATGGAACCTTAGAACCTGCTGCACCACCTCCCATACCACCACCAGATGCTGATTGAGTAATAGGAGGTAGTGTAATCATACCTTGTCTATTTCCTCTGGATAGTGGAGTGATGCGTGGTTTATTTACAGACTTCATAAATGGAGTAGAGTTACTGTCTGTACTTGCAACTAACTTATCAATTAATGAAACACCAAGACGATTTACAGTATCTACTGGAAGAACATATTCTCCAGGTTGTAATGATGTTACTAATTGTCTGTCTGCTGTTGCTCCACGAATATTCATTCCAGTATTTTCTTTAACCAATCCACCACCCATAAATGGTAAAGAACTTGGTAGAAATTGCATTATAGATCCAAAAACATTCATTCCTTTTGGAGATTTATTAGCAGTTGCTGGTGGTGGTGGTGGTTTTTGTGGTAAAAGCATCTGTGGAATTGGAGCCGCAATGTTTCTTCTTTCTTTATCATATTGAGTTCCTTCTAAACTCCATGGAGAAAAGAAATTTGATTTAGATCCTCTCAAAACATCTCCTGGTTTCATATTTGTCTGTTGAGATGCTCCTAAGAAAAATGGCCTTCCGCCTACATGTTTTTGAGATTGTGCCTGTAATTTTGGATTTTTTAATGCTTGTTCAGTACTTGTGAGTTGTCTCATTGCTTCCTTCAAATTCCACTTGTATCTTTTGCCTTTTGCGGAATTCATTATTGCAATTGCAGCACTCTTTCTATCAGAAATATTCATCCAGTCTTTCTGATTTGAAAATGTTGGTTCATATTGATTGGGTGCAGTAATCAAACTCTTTAATGAATTTGATGATTGCATAAAATTTGCTTCATATCTTGATGAAGCGTGTAACCGATTATACAGAGATTGAGCTACATCAGATCTTCCTTGAGGATTATCATCTTCTAATGTAGAAATAGCAAGAAGCGAATTGTAATCTGCATCACTAATTTTTGGTGCCTTACTGCCTACCATTCCTCCAGTATTATAAAGTCTTCCCATCTTTGGTTTGTTTGCACCAGGCCCGCCATGCATCCTATTCAATCCAAGAAAATGATCGGCACCGACAGCATCAACTGTTTTCTTATTAATAACAATTTCGCCTGGTTGAGCGATAATTGCTTGAGTATCTGGTCCAAATCCAGATACTTTTTGTCCTGTATTACCATCTATACCATCATATCCCGTTCCAAAATTAATTCCACCCATAGAAAATCTTGGAACTATTCCTCCAGCAGCAAGAGCACTTCCTGGAATTGCAGTTCCCTGAATATCCTGAACTCTTTTCTGCAATTGTTCTAGTCTTATTTTTTCAATTTCTTGTTGTGTTAGTGGTTTTCCTTGATCTTTAGATTCTTGTATTCTTCTTTGGAGAAGTTTTTCATCTACATTTTTTAGATTTTTTTCTAAAGAGATTCCAGCAGCAGCACCAGCAACACCGGCACCAAGCGTTAAAGCAAGTAAAGGATGTCTGGCTATAAGAGGAATAAATCCTCTTAATAACTTTATAGTCGATCTAATAAAACCACCAAAAGGAGTTAAAAATAATCCTGCGGCAATTGCTAATGCTGGCCACCAATCCTTTAAGAACCTACCAAGAACTTCTATCTTTTTTTTATTTGCAGGATCACCCAACCAATTCATCAGTTGAGTGAATGCTCTACCAAGCAAGGTAAAGAATATAAATTTCCAAATACGATCTATAATATCTTGAAATGGTGCAAGCATTTTTTTTGCTGCACCAGAGACTGCTGATATTCCTTTCTTAAGTCCTTCTAATCCTTCTTCTTTTTTAGTTCTTTTCTGAGTTTCTTTTTCTCTTCTATCTTCTTCTGCAGTTTTCTTTTTGAAATTTAAAAAGTCTGCTAATGTTTTTGCAATCGATTGTAAAGGTTTTCCAAATCCAGTTAAATCTTGTTGTTGTATATCTGGTTTTGCAATTGCGGAAGGATTAACTGCAACTTTTTTAGAACCTAAAAGAAGTTTAGTTGTTGCTACATTATTTGAATTTATTTTTTGTCCCTTTGGTTTAAAACGACCTTTTTTTCCTCTTACTCTTTTTCTTTCATTTGCAAGAAGTGCAAGTTCTTCCTCCGGTAATTTTTTTGCTCCAGTAACTATTGCTTCTCTAATTAAAGTTAAATAAGTATCATAATCTAAGTCAAAAACATCTTCAAGACCCAATAGCCTCAGAATTCTTTCATCGATTTTTTCGGATACTGAATTCATTTTATCGTTGTTGTTGAGCCTTAAGTTCTTCTTCTTCTAGATGATTCTTGAGAAGTCCAACATAAATGTCTCTTTCCCAAGGCACCATATTTTCAATCTCTATTAATGAATATTTATGATACTGCATCAAAGAAAAATTTAACCTGAAGTAACTCTCCAGGTCCATATGACTCATTCCTATGCGAAAAAACTTGATAACCCTTCTAGAACAACTTCACTTTCAACTTCGGTCTTTGGATTTTTAACTTTAATTTTATGAGATAGTTTAGGCATCGTTTCAAAGAACTTTTCAATCTCTTTAAATTGAACAGAATTCATTTGATCCAAGAACTCCATTAGTTCTTTTTTAGTTACGTCTGCAGCTGCCCAGACCTCATCTTCAGTATAGATTTTATCGATACAAGATCCAATCAATTCAAACGATTGATCCATTGTATTATCAGAGGTAAAATCAAAATTACTCTTAATAAACTGATCTAATGATGGATACTTCATTTCCATCATAATAGAATCATCAAGTTTGATTTTGTTATTATGCTCTGGATTCTTTTGAACCTGAATATCATCTACAAAAATTTTCACAGGTACAGTAGTCTCTTCATCATCAGGGCAAATGATATTGACTTCAATCTCTTCACCAACTGACTTACCGCGAATGTTGAGAAAGAGATATTCAATATCAAAAGTAGGAAGAGACTCTACTTTAATTCCTTTTGTCTCAATACAATTTTTAATGACGGTTTTGATTGCAGTAGTGATCTGTTTGGTATCTTCAGACTCTAATGCAATCACTAATAGTTTTTCTTCTTTTACAAGAAAAGGTCTATATTTGATTGTTTGTCCAGTTGAAGGCAACTCAAGTTCATAAGTTGGCGTCGAAATCTTAGGTAAAGGCATAATGTCCTATAGAAACTTCAGTGTGATTATTTATTATACTACTGGTTGCCCAAAATCTCCAGTAAAGAAATCGCCAATTTGACCTTCAATTGGATTGACAGGTGGTGGTGGAGTTGGAATTCCGGGTGCTGTTGTAGGTCCAGCAGGTTCAGATTCCAAACTATTTTGTTTTCTTGAAACAATATAACGATTAAAGGTAAAAGAGACCGTACATTTTAATAATTGAGAGGATTCATAAGAAACAGGCATCGATGCAATACTTATCGGATATGCTCTTACAAACGTATAGTTTAAATAGTTTCCTGCAAAATCTCTTTCAAATTTACTAATGAACATTTCTGTTCTGTATCCAGTATCACCATCAGGAAAATTTACTCTATAATGATAACTTGCCTCAGGTTTTTCATTAGTTTCTCCCATTGCGTAACGTATCCATTCCTCAAAAAACATAATCAAATTATAACTACCATTTTGAACTGCATGATCTACATAAAATGTAAAATCTACACGATCATCATACTGTCTACGATAACCAAGTCTTTCAGTAACACCCGTATGATCATCATTAATTTCATTTGTAATTACAGAAGATCCGGGAAGTGATGCCTCAGAACAAAGTAAAGATATAAATTCCCCACCATTTAAATAGTATTGTCCCGCTTTACTACCCCTAACTGCTTCTGGAGGATTAAACCAACATTGAAAATGTGAAGTTAATGCAGGTCTTAGTAGTTTTTGCTTTATTGCAAAATTTGGAACTATCTGCGGAGATGGACCTCCAGGACTGGAAGAACCTTCAGGACTTGTAGATGGTAATTGCTGGGTTCCTGATTGATTTCCTGTGGGAACTTGAGGAACTCCTGGTGCTGGAACTGGTTGAAATGGTATCACCGGTAGTGAAATTGCCATTTATAAATACTTTTACTGTTATATTATGTATGCTGGAAATGGCAGAAAGTATCAAGAGCATATACAAACCATCTTACCCAGAAAAATATCAAGGTGATGCCTCAAACATCATTTGCAGAAGTAGTTGGGAGAGACGCTTTTGTTATTATTGTGACCATAATCCCAGTATAATTTCTTGGGCATCAGAAGAATTTTGCATTTCTTATGTGTCTCCAATTGATAACCGAGTTCATAGATACTTTCCAGATTATCTTATTAAAGTAAAAGAGGAGTCTGGAAGAGTTAAGACTTATGTGATTGAAGTCAAACCAAAGAAACAAACAATTCCTCCAAAGCAAAAATCAAGAGTAACGAAATCATATTTATATGAATGTAGAACATATGCAGTCAATCAAGCAAAGTGGAAAGCAGCACAGGAATGGTGTGCAGACAGAATGCTTGAATTTAAAGTTATTACAGAAGATGAGTTAGGCATAAAATAATGGCAGAAGGTTTTGGGCAGTACACAGAAAAAGCATCAACAACTGTAAGAATCAGAGAGCT